ATGCTTGGAAGTATGAAAAACACCCTTGTTGCGACGGATTATCCGAACTTGTATCGGTCAAAAGAGTCGGAAATTTTCTATGCCCGAATTGATACCGGAAGAAAAACGGTGAAAAAATCTCTTAAAACGCGCGTGTTGACGGAAGCCCTTTCCAGGCTGGCCGGGTTCCTGGCGGAGCAAGGGAGGGATGAATTACCCGTGGAATCCGTGTCTTGGTATTTGGCGGTTGATATGTACGTCCAGCGGCAGGAAATGCGCCCCCATTTGAAGCCGGCCGCTGTAGAATCCATCAAGTTCTTTTCCAGCCGCGCTAAAAAGCTTGTTGCTCGTGATATTGCAGCAGAGGCCATCACGGAACAAATGTGCCGGGCTTGGTGGAAAAAAGATGCGTTGTCTGTGTCTGCACGAACAGCAAACGGAACACTCGCTGTTGTGAAAAATATTTTTTCCATGCTTCAGGAAGCAGGAAGTATCAAGAGCAATCCAGCAGCCAAGCTTGAACGGATGACTTTGAGGAGTTCAAATCTTAACGTTCCGGAAAAAGAAGATTTCCGAAGAATCGTTGAGGAAGTGAAAAAAGCCCCTATATTAAGGAAGTGGCAAAAGAAGGGGCTATATTCCGAAGCGGCGGATATGATCGCTTTCCTGGCTTATTCAGGGTTACGTATTGAGGAAGTCCGGCGCTTGGTGTGGGGAGATATCGGGAAAGAGTCCATTTCCGTGCCTGATATCAAACATGCCACCTCACGCCGGACCCTGTACATTAACGCATCTCTGGCGGAGGTGATAGAAAGCCTCCGAAGAGAAAGGCGGGGGAATAGCCCAGATGACCCGGTATTTGCCATAGAAAGCCCCCGAAAGGCCCTTACAAACGCGTGTATCAGGCTTGGACTGCCTCACGTCCGGATTCACGATTTACGGCATTTCTTCGCCACGTCCTGCATTGAGGCAGGCATTGATATTCCTACGGTGGCTAAATGGCTGGGGCATCGTGACGGCGGAGCATTGGCTATGAAGGTATATGGACACCTTCGGGACGAACACAGTAAGGAAGCGGCTAGAAAACTCACTTTTTAGTTATTTGCGGCTTGCAACCCAGAAGATGTGTCCGCCTACTGGCGGATTTTCCCTGAAGATGGAGGCTCATTAGCCTCTGTTGAGTGATTTTGGAGCATATTTCAAAGAGATTGGACGGGTGTACGTACATCCGTATTCTGAAGCCATAGCTGAAGCTGTGAAACATCTTGTTCTGTAAAAAGAGATTTTTAGGAGAATTATTATGAAATCGGTACGCTAACATATTAGGGCTTATCAAAGATAAAGACGTTTATTTTTAAGAGTTTCTGTCTGGTATTTCAAATGAGGTTAAACAGATTTTTTCTTTAGAAGAACTGTAAAAATGGAACTAATTCTCCAAAATGCTGTACACATATACGTACCGCACCCTAACCATAGGGCAAAGGCAAAAGGCTTCCACCAATGCTCTTTCAAATTAAATATTTGGTTACTATCTATCATGTGGAGCAGTATAAAGGAATAAATAACAAAAATAAGAGCTCCTTTTAAATTGGCATTCATGTAACCAATAAGGTAGTTATAATAGCTTTTTACGTTTTCTATTTGTTTAATTTTATTCGAGTTAAGAGTAATCAATAATGTTTTGTGTGTAACATCAAATCCTGCGAAAATTGCACCTACTGTAATTCCCGAAGATAGAATACTTGATGATATATATAAAACATAATTGAAATTATACAGAACAATGCCAAGCACTGTGCCTAAAATGCCAGCTACCAAAGGCCAGAATCGTTCTGCAAAAAGTGTATTCATTCGAATAATCCGTTTCGTCTCCATTCATGGAATGATCGTTCTAACGCATTCCATCTGTCATCACGTGGGAAGCGTCTATCAGAGGCAGTTGTAATTTCGCATTCTTTATATTCTCTTGCTCTTAGTAAATCTAGGGTTTCTGAAGGATCTTGTTCTGAATCTTTTCCAGTAATACATGCTCTATCAATAGCATATTCAGATTGTTGACTTTTTCTTAGTAACCAATGAGCTAGAGAAGACGCAGCACGATTCGCCAAACTGTGGTATCTCTCTGCTCCTATGGTGATTTTAACATAAGCTGAACCATTCTCTTCTGCCATTTCAACTGCTCTTCGGACAGAAATATTTTCTTCTCGATCTGCTTCAGTAATGACATGAGGTCGCATTTTAAAATCGATTTTTGTAAAAAGCGTTTTATTCAATAATTTTTGCTCAATGTCATGATTTAAAATAGGTTCAAAACGGAAAGTAGCATGACGATTAGGATAAAAGTCTGAAAGATAGTTTGCCATTTTACTACTTCTGATACCAGCAAAATTATATTGATCAACCCATACGTGATGTTCAGGAGAATAAATAGCTGCTGTCTCTTCACAGAAACCCTCATCCTCATTGAAGTTAAATCCCTCTATTTCCCGTTGAAGTCCCCCTATAGCGGGACCGTGACTCATTCTTACTCTAATAAAATCCATAAAAAATAGATTTTTTTCTTCATTCCATATTATATTATTGAGTCGCATAAAATCTCCTAAAAAAGGACGATTTCTGGCCATTAAGGATTCTTCTTTTACCAAGTGAAGAATGTCTTTAAGTGGTTGAAGATGATTTTCTTCTGTAACAGTATAAACGTATATCTTCATAATATTATTGTATTTTTCCTTATTCAAATAAATATTTATTGTTTCTTCGATCCCCCACAAATCTTGCAGTTCACACCGCTGGGCGTATCGCTGGCTCGCCCTTTGCAAGCCCGGTAGTACCGGCAGTTTTTGTTATGGGTCTTGCCCGTTGAGCTGATCCAGTACGCTTTTTCTTCTGCTGTTGGCTTGGCCCCTGGTTTCCGGTGGTAATGATATTCCCCCGTTTTGCGGTTGTAGTGACCACCGTTGGCGTCCAAGCCGCCAGGGTGCGCCTCCGAGAATGAAGTGAGGGAAATAACAGCTAAAATGAGAGAGAATAGTTTCATGCGAATTCATAATACCATGAAATAAAGAGAGTTGTAAATAATTTGCTTAACTCTTTCAAAGGCATTACGAAAGGATTATTTCCAACATTTATTTACATGTTTCACCTGCAGTTTATCGTTGTTTGCTAGAAGGGGCCGCGTGGAGGAAGGTATTACATTAACAAGAACGGGAATAAGACGTATATTAAAAGAAAATAAAAGCCCCCTGGCCCGGAGGCCAAGGGGCGAAGCATTCTAACGTAAAGAGGCCAAATAATAGCCTCTCTTCTCAGAATAAGCAACTCCTAAATCATTGTTTCAGTATCATTATGTAAAAATGTGTACTGGAATTGTTATTGAAGGGCTGTGCCCAACAAAAAGGAGCTGCCCTGATAGAAGCGGCTCCTGAATGGAGTCAGGCTATTAATCTTCCCAGGTTCCACCTGCAGCCTCAATAGCATCCCGTACTTCCCTGATCAGGTAAGGAGGTGCATTGTCTGGATCGTGGCCAGCAATGGTGACTTCCGCAATAAGATGATGGTCAGTTGCATCACGGTATTCGTAGATACGATGATCACCTCTGGTCCTTACGAGGACAAATCCGGCATCTTCTAACTGTTTTATTAGAGCTCGTATTCGCATAAGTGATGTTGAAGATACGAGAAGAGAGGAGAGTTTCAATGAACGCTGTCCGAATGGAAAAATCAGCCTTTTTAATAGCTGAGAATTACATGAAGCAGGTGATCCTGCTGGGTCGAGCGTTCGGCGCGGCAGACGGGATTGCCAGCGGCAGTCTGAATAAGCCTTATTCAGACTGCCGGGCAGTATATGACGCTGGGGGCCGCACTGATGAATCCGGTGAAGACGGCGGTGGATGTGGTAGATTAGAATAAAAAGAACCACTCTCCTGATTTTCGGAGAGGGGGTAAAGAGAAGACGACGATAGATAGATTCAAGATTCCTTTTTCTCTCCCTTATCCTCTTTTTTTTCAGGAAAATAAAAAGAAATGGTAGGAAGTACTGGGCTTGGGTACGGTCCTTTGTCGTAGAAAGAGTTGACTATTTCTCTCACAAACCCGTAAAGAATGGAAGGACCATTAATACGAACAAAACGCAATTGCACGTCCTTAGGAGTAGGATTTTTTTGAGGGAAGGAAAAGAGCCCTGAAAGAGCAATGAAAAAAGAATAAGGGATATTATTTTCTTCAGCTTTTTTCTCATCCATGGAAACGTTGAGTCTGACTCCCCATAAATCAAAACCTTTCAAGTGTTCTGATTTTTGCGCTTCCTTTTCAGAATCAAGCTCTTCAAAATCCAGTCCAAATTTTAATGAATTAAATTTCAAATCAGATTCTTTTTTGTCATCAAATCCTTTATTTGCCCGAATACTAAATTCGGAAACATAATAAGTCCTTAATTGGAAAGGGAGGCATCTAACTTGCATTGATGAATCTTCAGGCGGCATGGTTTTCTAAATGTTGCATTTCTATAGAATAAAGGGAATTATAAGAAAATCTTAATTCTCCATCTTTATTAGAATCTTTATTAAATTTAACCAATGGAGAAATAGAAGTATAATTGATTTTTTCAGTCTTTGAATGTTCTTCTTCCCATACAGTTGATATATGAGAATCATTTCTTAAAAATGGTGTGCAGGGAGTTAATTCTTCTTCATAATCTTCTGGATCTAAGTAAAAAGTCCCATCAAAGAATGCCTTCTTTAATCCTTCATCAAGGGTATAAGGAAATGATTCTAACTCGTCACAATACTCAACGAAATCGCCTTTATAAATAGTAGTATTATCTTTTAAAAAAATACTATCAACAGATCTTGAAGCTAATTTAATATCAATGATTTCTTGTTGAGAAATAGGCACACTTAAATAGACAATATTTTTGTCAATGTTACATTGAATATTGAGATATTTATTATTTTGTTCATCCGTTCCTGTAAAAAGGTACGGACCATCATATTCAAATAGAATTTCGTCTATCTCTATCAATGTTTTCTGTTTCATGATTACTAAATTCTAAATATTCTAGAACATGTTCGTTTATAGGATAATGCTTATAAGGCCACCAATCATAATGTTCACTAGGAGGTTTTGCTTTGAATAATTTTCCAGAATCTGGTGTAACTTCTATTTTGGCTATATATCCACTACCTAACGTTTTTTTAATTTTTTTACAATCTTCTACCGTTCCGAACAGAGACACACTGTGAAATCTACACAAAGAGCGTGCACTTCTTTTAGCTCTTTTTCCTGGTTTCTTGATGGCCTGAGAATAGTAATCATCATCAACGTATTCCTTTTTGCTTACTAATCTGAAAAGAATTTTATTGTCATGACATGATTCTGGTAGTGGGCATCCTTCTGGTAAATTTTCTCTGTATTGAGGTTCCTGCATGATCGCACAAGTTCTACCGGCATCATGCTAAATCAATAGACAACGAACACAAGTAATTTAAGGGAATCATGGCAGAACTTTCGTGACGAATTCACTCTTATATATGTTATGCAATATTGCAAGTGATTTTATTCCTAGGCCCAATAACTTTTTCGGAATACTTGCCACGCTGTTGGAATTTTCCTATTCGGTTTTGCTGCATAAGTCACCCCGTCTGATACGTCATTCCAATCCAGACTCGCCTCTGCCAAGCTTCTGTTCTATGTTTCTCACACAAACGCCTACCTCATCTCCATCCCTATTTTACTATGCCCTTTTCTCCGGATTGGTCAAGCGAGCGTTTGTCATGCCTTCTCCCACCTGTCCAGGGTTTCCACATAGATGCCGGAGATTTTGCCGCCGTCCATGGGTTCGATGTCTCCGAAGTTGGGGTTGATGGGATGGAGGGTGTATTCCATTTTGCCGGTTTCCGGGTTTTTCCTGCGAACCAGTTTTTTGAGCGTCACGCCGCGTTCATCATGGTATTGAACAATGGTTCCGGGTTTGGGGATGGGGGGGATAGTGTATTTTTTCATGATGACCACGGAGCCGTCCGGAATGGAAGGTTCCATAGAGTGACCGTTCACGCGCAGCAAGTATTCCCCTTTTTCCAGTTCACGGTATAGTCGGATGTCCTGCGGAATGGTGTCTCCATCCGCCAGGTTGCCGGCGGCAATGTTGCCGATGATTCGTCCCTGAGCCTCCAAGGGAGGGGCTGTGAATGTTTCTACCGGGGTAAACTTCTTGCGGGCTGCCTCTTTTTCTTTGGCGGCATTTTGAATAGCGGTATTGACGAATTCCAGGAAGGTTTCTTTGTGGGCTTTAGCGGCCTCACAGATAATGTCCCATTCTTCATCTGTGAAGTCGATGACGATGCGGGGAGAGGATTCGGCTTCTCCGTTCATTAGTTTTTGGAGCTGAAGAACTGCATAAGCAGGGAATGCCCCTCCGGGAGCAAGCCAGTTGTCTATGGTTCTTTTAGGCGTGTTGAGTTTCCCTGAAAGCCAAAAGCGATCCTTACCTATAGTTTTGAGCCATTTTTTTACGTCTTCTTTAGTCGGCGTCATACGTTGATTTTACGCACATTTCATGAAAAGTCAACCTATTGATTAGAAAATATCACGCATAAAACATGAAATGTGTGTTGACGTGTTCATGATTTTTACGTAAAAAGATTTCATCAACTACGAGAGATCATGAAAACAGAAATCGACTTAGACAAATTGCCGGACGGCTGCAAGAGCCATCTGCTGGCCGAAGCGGAAGAAGGGTTGAAGCCTTCGGAGGCTATTATTCGCATCCTTGAACGAGAATCATTCCGCAGGGGATTCCGTGTTCACTTGACCACGCCCCGCGATCTTCCCCGCCCGAAGAACCCCAAGAAGCCCGCAGCATGATGGAAGAAGCCCTGATCGAAGAATTGAAGCTGCTCGGCTGGCACGAGCTGTAATCCGGTTTAACAGACGATAAATACCATGCAAAAGAAATTATTAGAAACAGTCTACGATGGTTTTGAAAACAAGCCATCCCCCGAAAACCCTTTTCTTCCGGGCGATATTGTACAGTTCACCTACGAAGATGATTCTAGATTGTATGAGGTTTATCAAGCCAGGCTTGATAGAGTCCTGTTGATTCCTCAGGGGACTTATTGCACAGATGCACCGGCTTGGACGCTCAAACTGGTGCAGAGGGATCCCACTGTATTGAATAGAAGGGGAGGGCGTGCCCGTGTCCGTATTGGGCATGCTTTATCCTCTCATACTCATAAGCAGGAACAATGTATTGCTCTTGTGCATCGGGGTTTCCTGTTGAAATGGTTGCTACGGTTGTTTCCTGCCCTCTTGGCGCTTCTATTCGTATCTGGTCGAGGAAAGCACAGATAATTTCATCCGGCCGCCAATATCCGTGAATTCCGAAAACTTCTTTAGGCTCAACCCAGCGATAAGAATAGAATTCTATTTTCGAACGCATAACTTGAACAAATTAAAACGAGATAAACAAGAAATCAACAATGAAAAAAATGACGAACGAACAATATTGGATGCGCCGCGACCGCACCGAGAAAATGGAATCCCTTTACGGCTGCCCGATAGGCTTTCCGGAAGACGAACTCAACCCCCGGCCCGGTATCGTACAGAACCTTGTCTTTTCCGCTCTGCTGGTTGGTATTTTTGCAATCATTTATTTCATCGTTAAATCTTAGTGAATTATGAACGGATTAGATCAATTTGTAACCTCTATTGTGGAGCAAACCATAGAATCCCTTCATGAACGTGGCTTGCTGATTTTGAATGAGTCCGAGGAAGAGAATGCCACTCGCATGTTCGACGGCAAGATATGGCTTACCCTTGAGGATCTGCGGAAACACCCTGCTTGTTTATGGGGTAGGAAAAAGGTTCGTAACCTGTTGCAGAACCATGAAATAGAAGACATTGGCACCAATCAACGCGAATATAGAATTTCCGCGATAAGCGTGTACAGGTATTTGACCCAAAAGACATCCAAAACCAGGACGGACATGAACAAACCTCCCGCTAAGCGGAAACGTAACTCCGTCAGTACCCTTTCCAACTACCCATAACCAAAAAGGCCGGGGCCAGCAGGAACTGACGCCCGACCTGAATACAATCAAACAAGGAAATAATATGAGCCTATTACAAAACATCAAGCGCGGAGTGCAGCAGCGTCCGCAGCGTGTCATCATCTACGGGCCGGAAGGCGTGGGAAAATCCACGCTGGCGGCCGGGTTGCCCGCCCCCCTCTTCCTGGACACGGAAGAAGGAACCCAGCACATGAATGTGGACCGCATCCAGGTAGACCACTACGGCGCCATGCTGGAAGCCCTGCAGGACATCTACAAGGAAGCCCGGAACGGAAACCTCCCTTACAAAACGCTCGTTATCGACACGGGAGACCGCCTGTGGGACATGTGCGCCCGCCAGGTCATCAGGGACTACAACGCCTCCCCCAAAGACGGAAAAATCTCCTCCATTGAAAGCATCGGCTATGGAAAAGGGTACGCCCAGGCCAGCGAAATGTTCGTCAACCTGCTTTCCGTCTTTGACAACTGTCGGAGTGCGGGGCTGCACATCGCCGTCATCTGCCACTGCCGAGTGGAAACGGTGAACCCTCCGGAAGGGGAAGCCTACACCATGTACACCATCAAAATCAACGCTCCGGCCAAACAGGCCATCACCGCCAAGGAAAAACTCAAGGAATGGGGGGACGCTATCCTGTTCTGCAACTACGTGACCACCTTCACGGACGGAGGCAAGGCCAAAGGCGGGGAACTGCGTGCCGTCTACACGGAGCACCGGGCCACCTGGGAAGCCAAAAACCGGCACGGGATGCCCGCGGTGATGGCGATGGACGCCGGGGAAATCTCCCGCCTGCTGTTTGGAGCGGGCTGCGGACCTTCCGGGAACGCTCCGGCCGGCGAAAAGCAGGCGCCGCCTCCCGCACAGCAGGAAAAACCGGCTCCCTCCCTGGCGGACCAACTGGCCGCGGTCATCAACGACGTGCCGGGAGCGCTGAACTTCCTCGCGTACAAAAAGGAAATCCAGCCGGGGCAGGGCCTTGAAGCCGTCTCGGAAAAATTCGCCTCCTTCATCCTCTCCGCCCCCGACCGGTTCAACACGGCCGTTCTGCAATACAACACCCCTGCCGCCCAATGAAACCCGTCACCTGCATCAACGTCGCCCGCGAAACCGGGCATGCCGTCCTCTCCCTGGACGGAGCGGAATACGCCGTCAACCTGGACGACCTGCAAAAAATCCTCTCAGACATTGCCGGGCCCCGTCCGGCCCCGGCCACGGAACTATTGAGGCCGTCCCTGCTCCCCAAGCTGGCGCAATGCCCCTGCTACGTCTCCTCCCCCGACGCGGGAGAAGCGGCCCAGCGGGGAACCCGGATGGACGCCGCCTTCCGGGCCCTGCTCATGGGCGTGGACGAATTCAGGGCGTGTGAACACCTGAAAGCCGATGAAAAAGAATCCATCCTCTGGGCGGTGAAAACGGTCCGGACGCTCTGCTCCGGGGAAGAAGTCATTGCCGACAAAAACCGCTGCGCCTTCCCGCAATGGCACCCCCGCGTGACAGGCGGGGAAGCGGACTGCCTCTGTCCCGCGCTGGGCAAACTCTTCGACCTCAAAAGCGGCCAAATCCGCAACTACTGGGAACAGCAGGCCTCTTACGCGAAATCCTTCATGGAACGGGAATTCATGGATGAAATCACCTGCCACCTCCTCTACTGCGACCAGCAGCAAATCGTCACCCGGAAATTCACCTACCGGGAAGCCATCTCCATCGTCAACGGCGTGGTGGACGCCGTGGACCGCGGCGGCGGGCCGCGCCTCTGCGACTACTGCGGCTGGTGCGCCTCGCATGACACCTGCCCGCTGCGGAACCGGGCGGCGCAGGAAATGCTGACCCTGGCGGAAGCCGGAACGCTGGAAGCGAGCTTCGCCGAAATCGCGGAAAACCCGTCCAGGCTGGCGGAATTCGTCACCAAGGCGGCTGTGCTGGAAAGTTACGTCAAAAAGGGAAAAGAAAAAATCCTCGACTACCTCAACAACGGCACGGAAGTCCCCGGATTCAGGCGCGTCTCCCGGAAAGGCACGGACACCGTCGCTCCGGAAGACGTCGCCAAATACGCCACCTGGATTGGCGTCCCGAAACTCCTGAAATCCTATGGCCCGCTCAAGGCGGACATCTTCCGCGCCTTGTTCGCGGAAGCATTGCCGGAACAACAATTCCCGGAAGAACTGGTCAGGACGGGGGCCGGCTCCTCCTACGTTAAAAAAATCTCCGTCTCCAAAACCGCAACCACCAAATAACCATTATGTTCAGTTACATATCAGAAGGCGAGCCCAGCGAATACGGATTTCTCCCCGCGGGCGTCTACGAAGGAAAAATCGTCAAAATGGAAGAAGGAATCTCCCAAGGCGCCAAAACGCGGGGATGCCCGCAGCTGGCCGTCCACATCAGAGCCTTCGGCCCTGAAGGGGCGGCGACGGTCCGTTACTACCTGACCGCCTCGAAAGACCTGGCCTGGAAAATCGACCTGTTCGTCAAAAACGTCACCGGGAACGTCTACCAACCCGGCCAGCAGGTCATCATCAACCCGGCGGAATACCTCGGCAAACCCTGCTACGTCCGGCTCAGCGTCAGACAGGGAGACAAGCCCAGGGCGGACGGGACTTATCCCGAATTCAGCAACTGCGAAGACGTGCTGGGGCCGGACGAAGCCCGGGCCATCATGGCGGCTCAGGACAGGGCAGCGGCAGGGCGCGGCGGAGCGTCCCTGCCTCCGCGCCCGGCGGACCTGCCGGCCAACAACCACATGAGCGCCACGGCGGGACCGCCGGCGGAAGAAGACGAAATCCCCTTCTAATCAACAGCCATGAGCGCGCGAACGGAACACGAAAAAGAAACCATCCTGGAAACCGTCCGCATGGCCTTTGATGAATTCGACGACTACGAAGACATCAGGCGCCAGGCGGCGGAAGACGAATCCGACTTCTGCCTCTCCATCAGCGTCAAAATCCCTGACGGGGAACAGAAAGTCTGTGTGAAAGTATCAGGCTCTATCAAGAAAACAGCTGTGGCAAATGCCTGTTTTGAGGACGACGGCCAGCTGAAACTGGACTTCGACGCCGAATCCCAGGCCCGGGAAATAGAAAGGAACTCGAAAGCGTCATGAACAAGCCGATAACCATCATGCTGCCGATCGTTCCCCCGACGAAAACGCACCAGAACAAAAAAATCGTCAACATCGGGAAACACGCCAAACTGGCGGACACGAAAGAATTGAAACTGGTCATCAGCGATTACCTGACCCTGCTGAAACCTTATCAACCGGCCCGGCCCCTGACGGGGCCGGTCTCCCTGAAACTGGCCTTCGTCTGGCCCTACCGCAAGAGCGAGCCGAAAAAAAACCGGATCGGGCTCATTCCGAAAACGACCAAACCGGACTGGGACAACCTGGCCAAAACCCTGCAGGATGTCCTGACCCGGTTGAGATTTTGGGAGGATGACGCCCAGGTGTATTCCGCGTCCGTGGATAAATGGTGGGGCGAAGAACCACAAATAACAATCACTGTGCAAGAAGGATCAGAGCAATGAAACGGAATCCTCACATCATCGTTCAGCAGGTTTGCCCCATGAAGAAAACCGACGACGGGAAATACGAAGTTCAGGCCGCGATTGTACACCACAAAGGAATTATCGCCCGCTATCGCATGGAGTACCCCACGAAACGGCATGCCCGGTGGGCGCAGCACCTTATTTGCACAGTGAAAAATGCTTCACGCCTCCGTTGTTCTGATGAACTTAAAGCCTTGATTGAGGAAGGACCCCGATGAAAACGCCTAAATGCCCTCTTTGCGGCACACCTTTGAAAGCCATACGAGGATATGATGCCCATGGGATAACAACCGATTGGGTTGCTGGTTGCTACAACTGCTTCTTCCAGAGTTCCCATTTTTGGAAAACCAAGAAGGCATGTATTGAAGATATGGATAGGCTTGTTTCCCTGTTCCCTCCCATCATGCGGTTGAAACCCGGCGACCTTATTAAAATCAGGAAATTACCTGATAACTTTTTCGTTATTAAAACAGATGTTGAAAAAGGAGTAATACGCGCTGGCAGCACTTATGGGTACAGCATGTCTTATGTGCCGGAAGATGTTGAACAATGGCCCTGGGAGCTTGAGCAGAAAGGAGGAAGCAATGATATTTGATATTGCGCAACTTATAGTTTTTTTAGCCACCGTCGCCGCGTATGGGTATTACCTTTATTTGATTGGTAAAGTTAAAGGGCTTCTTCAAGCGGTTAATGTCGTTCTTTTACAAAGAAAGGAAGAAAATGAAAATGACGCCTGAACAGAAAGCGTTTTACGAATGCGGAAAATCCGTGGAGTCCGTCAGGGAAACCATTCAGAAAATCCGGCAACACGCCATTCATGAATTTGGAGAGCCATATTACCTTTTGATGCCCTCTGAAAAAAGGATCTTAAGAATGGCAACGGACCTTGCCGGGAAAATCCATACCGTCCGCCAGAAACGGGCCGCGTGCCGGGCGTGGGTGCATCCTATGCGACGGAGATGTTCGAACTGTAAACATGAGCTAACGCAGTACAAGTTCTGCGCAGCCTGCGTCCATGAAGGATGGCCTGTTTACTGGGAGCCGAGAAAGGAGGGGGAATGAAAGCCATTCTTGACGCCTGCTGCGGCTCCCGCATGTTCTGGTTTGACCGCCGCCATCCTGACGTGGTGTTCATGGACCGCCGGGAGGAAACGCACATGCTTTGCGACGGGCGAACCCTGGAAATCAAGCCGGACGTCGTCGGGGACTTCCGGAAGATGCCTTTCAACGACGGGGCGTTTCGCCTTGTGGTATTCGACCCTCCGCACTTGATTCACGCTGGGGAATCATCCTGGCTGGCCAAGAAGTACGGAAAACTGGACCAGAAAACCTGGAGGGAGGATTTGAAATCCGGCTTCCGGGAGTGTTTCCGGGTTTTGGAACCGGGCGGCATTCTGGTGTTCAAGTGGTGCGAGGATCAGGTTTCAACCGCGGAAGTTCTGAAACTGGCCAGCCATGAACCTTTGTTCGGACACCGCCGCGGGAAGACCGTCTTCCTGGTCTTTATGAAATCTACAACCCCCAACTGACGCTTTTTTGATTATGGAATTCATCAACATCCCAACAGCCTTGTTTTCCAGCCCCGAATATATCGGGGCGGAACCCATACAGCGCGCCACCTGGATCTCTCTGCTGGCCTGGTGCTGCGAACAGGAAAACGGCGGCATCATTGAGGGCTGCCGCTCCTGGGGCATGCGCCGCTGGATGCAGACCTGCGGCGTGACGGATCAGGAAATCAGCGTGGAAAACGAACTCTACCACTTTGACGGCGACAATCTCATCGTATTCGGATATCCGCATGAAATTCAGGAAACCCTGAAAACCAAAAGGAAAACCGCTCGTGAAAATGGAAAATTAGGAGGCCGCCCCAAGAAAACCCATGTTGAAACCCACACAGGAACCGACGTGGAAACCGAAGAAAAACCTACGTCGGTTATTTCAGAAACCAACGTAGGAACCGAAATAGGAACCAACGTAGCCCCCTATGTTGAAACCTATCCGAAAACCGTAAGGGAAGGGAAGGAAGGGAAGGAAGGAATTCACCCCCTTACCCCCTCTCCGTGCACCGTGGAAGAAGTCGAAGACCATCTTCGGGCCGCGGCCTTTGCGGGGCGTGTGCGTTTAACCCCCGACCAGATACCGGACTGCGCCACAGCCTACTGGGGAAGCCGGGATGCCGTCAACTGGACCCGCAACGGCATCCCCGTGACCAAATGGCAATCCGACGCCATCAGCTTCGCCACCTCCTACGCCGTCAACCATCCGCCACCCCCTGGGAACGGAGACAAAGACCCTTACAGCAACCTTGAAGAACTTTAACAATCAACAATTTCAAAAAAACATGATCGACTCTCAGACACTCATCGACGCCGAAAAACTGGTGCTCTCTCAGGCAATGGACGGCTCCCAGGCCTTTGCTGACCTCCGGGACAAGGGCATCAGCCGCCAGACATTCAGCCTCCCGGCGCACCAGCAAATCTGGACCGCCCTGGAAACCGTCGCCGGCACGGGAGGAACCGTGGACGCCCTCACCGTCATCGCCCGCCTTGAAGCCCAGGGCCAGCTTGACGCCGTGGGAGGACACGCCGGAGTCGTGGAAACGGCCACCTACGGAGCCCTTGCCCGGTACAAAACCGCCGCCGCCCTGGAAATGGTCACGGAAGCCGCCAAAAAGCATGCGTTGCTCGCGTTTGCCTCCCGGATGGCGGAAGCTGCCGGCGATCAGCTCAAAAGCGCGGAAGAAGCCCTTGATGAAGCCGAGCGCGGCATGTCCGCCCTGCGGGACCGGTGCGGCGTCCGCCAGACCGAAACCATCCGCGGAGCCGTGGGAACCATCATTGAAAACCTGCAATGGCGCATGAACAACCCCGGAGCCATCAAAGGAATCTCCTCCGGATACCGCCGCCTGGACCTGACCCTGGACGGCCTGCAGCCCGGCGCCATGATCGTGCTTGCCGCCCGGCCCGGAGTCGGGAAAACCGCCGCCCTGGTCAACATCCTCACCAACATCTGCCTCGGGGGAACCCCCGTGGGCATGTTCAGCCTGGAAATGCCGAAATCCCAGCTCCTGGAACGCATCCTCTACGGCATGGCCGGCATCAACTCCGACGACATCCGCCGCGGCAGGCCGATGACGGTCGGACAGCAGCAGCATTTCACGGCCGCCGTCAGAAAAATCACGGCCGCCCCGCTGCACATCGACGACGAAAGCTCCCTTACCATCGACAGCATCAGAGCCCGGGGCCGCCGGATGGTCCGGGAACACGGCGTCAAATGCATCGGCGTGGACTACCTGCAGCTGGTGCGCTCCACGACCCAGCAGGCCCGGGGAAGCCGTGAACGAGAAGTCTCGGAAATCTCCGCCGGCCTCAAATCCCTGGCCAAGGAACTCAATATTCCTGTCCTGGTGCTGGCCCAGCTCAACCGCGACGTGGAAAAAAGAGCCGGGAACGCCCAGGGCAAACCGGTCGTTTCCGACCTGCGCGACTCCGGCTCCATTGAGCAGGACGCCGACCAGATCATCATGATCCACCGCCCCTACATGTACAAGCCCGACAAGCACGACCCCACGGAAGCGCAGTGGATCATCGGCAAAAACCGCTTCGGCCGGCTGGGGCGTATTCAATTCCGCTGGACCGCGGAACTCACAAAATACGAGGAAGAACAGAATTATCCCGTCACCAACAAATGAGACCCCCCAAACCATCCCTGCGAAAAAACAAGCCGACGCGGCGAGGAAAGCCCGGATCCTACAAACTGCGCTTAACGCTTCTGGTGGATCCCAGAAAGAAAGGCAAACTTGTCGAGCTGGGACTTGGTACTAACGACAGACAGGAAGCCGAAGAACGCGCCAACAGCATTATCAATGCTCTGGAATCCGCCGGACTCTACCGTCTTCCCGCCGTCCGCATTCTGGAACATCACGTAGCCCAATTTGGCAAGATTGAACCTCCCCCCTTTGAACATCCAGAATTGCCTCTATGGTAACACCCCTGGAAAAATTCCTGGCAAAACATCCCACACCCTCCGGCATGGATTCAAAGGAATGGGCTGCTCTGAACGCTGCCATGAAGGAAAACAAGTTTTTCTCTTCCAAGGTGGAGAATATCAGATTGCTGGAACGGCTGCACAGGTTGATTAAGAATTATCTGACAGGAGAAAAGGAGACTTTACCCAATGGGGAAACGGTTATCAAGGTAGGAAGCGCCGCGGACTTTTCCAACCAGGCACTTCAATGGCTCCAAACCGAGGGGCTTGTTCCACCGGACGCCGAAGGCCCGAAGTATCACAACGATATTAAAAACATCGGTGCTCTGGCCCGTCTGAAGCTCATTTTCAAGACCAACGTCCGGCAAAGCATTGGGGCTGCTCAATGGGAGGCATCCATGAAACCAGCCAATCTCAAAGCATGGCCTGCTTTCCGGTTCATCCGCTTTCCGGGAGCCAAGACAAAGCGGCTTGTTCATGTCGTCAACGAAGATGCTGTCCGGCTTAAAACCGACTTTACTTTTTGGGCAGACGAAATGAACGCCGCCAGCCTCGGGGGCTTTGAGGTCCCCTGGCCGCCGTTCGGCTTCAACTCCTACATGGATCAGGAGCCTGTTTCCCGGGAAGAATGCGAACGGCTGGGACTACTCAAACCCGGGGAGCCGTTGAAGCGTCCAAGGGGTGCGGAGCGCTTCGGGATTGACCTGATTGAACGGTACGGGTACGGCAAGAAGGCCAGTACGGCGAAGTTGCCGGAGGAACTGAAGGCCAAATTGAAAAAGGTCTATGAAGACCGCTGGGGAGTCAAACAGGACAAATCTGATGAGGTTGTCTTTCCCTCACAGGAAGTGGCGAAAAAGGCCAGGGAAACGGCGGAGAAAGTCATCAAGGTTCCCTCTGCTCCCATTCCTGCGCCAGTCTCAGCCGTCACGCACACGGTCAGCCTGGGAGATGTCCCCAAGGTGAAGATGCCTGCCCCGTTGACGGATAAGGAAGCTGATGACCTTTTGCGAAGCGTTACCGGGGAAGTGTGGGCAAAGGCATCCAGACTGGAAAAGAACGCTTTGTTTTCCTACACCGGAAATGGATATGCCCGCATCAACAACGATTTGAGGAAGGGGAAGTCCAACGCCAAGGCGAAACAGATCGCCAAAGTCATTGACAGATGCAAAGTGCCTCAAGACATGGTTGTTTTCCGTGGCTGTGGGGTTTACAAGGAATTGAAAGACGCTTTGAACTGGAAAGGAGAAGAAATAACAGACGAGCTGGTTGATATGCTCAATCTCTCCGTAGTGGGAAACCCTCTCAAAGACGAAGGTTTCATGTCTGCTGCCGTAGCGGAGGGGAAAGGATTCATGAACCGTCCCGTGTTGTTCAGAATTCTCCTGAAGAAGAAAACCCGTGCCATTTATGCAGAGCCCTTTTCCAGATTCGGGGCAGGGGCCGGTAAGGACTGGGACGGCCTTAGCCCGCAAACCTATTTTAGCAGTGAAGATGAAATCATCATCCAGAAGGGAGGAACCCTCAAATTTCTCCAATTCCATAATCAGAACGGGAAATTGATCATTGACTGTGAATTGATACAATAATGATATGAAAGAAGAAACATCACCAGCGCACAAGAGAATTTGGGAGTCTGATTTCAAAGGATGCAAAACATCCCACCCTCTCCTGATGAAATGCCTTTTGTGCTCCAAGAAGAAGCTCAACCCGGGTAGTATGGAATGTAGCGCTTATGAGCGTAAACCTGATAGTATCCTCTACGATAACGCGGACTGCCCCAGCTTTGAACGCTGTATTGACGCGGAAGGGCTGCGCTGGATTGAAGGATATGTGAAACTCTCCGGAAAGGCGTACGTTCCCCGCCAGGACGATATACCCCCGGCAGGGTGGGAAAAAATCAACAAGGAGTATGCGAAATGAAGAAAGAGAGGACCGGGAAGAAGGGAAATGTTTCCAGGTATAGCGCTGCCCTCTCTGAACGCATTTGCGGTCATATACGTTGCGGGGATAGTCTGAGGAAGGCTGCCGAAAAGGAAGGCATTCCCCATCCCACGGTGATGAATTGGGCCAGAGAGAACGCGGATTTTGCAAACCAATACGCGCGCGCGTGCGAGGAACGGCTTGCCGCCCTAGAAGACAAGTTGCTTGACCTTGTGGAGAAAGGGCATGAAGTGGCCCCACGTGCCGAAATAGGAGGAACCATGTTGCAGGCGGTCAAGTTGGAAATAGACACGCTCAAATGGATGCTTGCCAAGCTGATGCCGAAGAAGTACGGAGACCGTGCGGCGTTGGCTCTGGAAGGTGGAGAAAAAAACGTAGAGGTGACCCATAAACTTCCAGCAGAAGCAATCGTTCCGTTAGTGACAGCCTTGAGAGAAATATGGTCCGAAGAGGAAGAAAGCTAGGGGCTCCTGTCAGGCCGGAAGATTCCCCCGTCATCTTTGCCGCCGTGGTGCTGGGGGAAACGGGGCTGTACAAATGGCAGATGAAGGCTCTTGAACGTGCCGCCCGCGGCAAGCGCGTTGCCCTGCGTGCAGCCAACGGATCCGGCAAAACGGATAAAGTGATCGGCATCCTTGCTCTGTGGTTCCTGTGGCGTTTCCCCCGTGGGCGCATGCCTATTACGTCCGGCTCATGGCGCCAGGTAAAAAACCAGCTCTGGCCTGCCTTGGAACGGCACCGGAACAACCCATCCCTTGCGGGCTGGAAATGGCTCAAGAATTGCCGCGTGGAAACGCCGGAAGGGGGATTCATCGAAGGCTTTTCCACCAACCACGCCGGGAAGGCGGAAGGCTGGCACGGGCGTGTGACGGACGAATTCAAGGATGAGCGGAAGGAACAGGAGGAGGAAGACCCCCGCAGCGAGAAGAAAGCCCGTCTGTTTGACGTTGACGAGTTTACCGGAGATGATCCTTCCTCCCCCGTGTTTTTCGTGGTGGACGAGGCAAAGACGGTTCCTGATGAAATCTTTGACGCCATTGAACGATGTACGCTTCAATTCTGCATCTACCTTTCATCCCCAGGCAAGCCGGAAGGGCAATTTTATCGCTGTTTCCACGAGGAAAAAGAACTCTTCTGTCCGATGGTGGTAACGGCCTTTGATTGCCCCCATATCTCCCAGGAGCGCATTGACCGCATTCTGGCCCGTGTGGGGGGTAATGAGGATGATTCCTATTACCGTTCCGTCGTGCTGGCGGAATTCACGCTGGAAGGAGATTTGTACATCATTGACCCTGGAAAACTGGAATGGGGTCAGCGGCAGCCCTACGAGCCGCGCAGGGGGCGCCCCGTGGCCTTCCTGGACATTGCCGCGGGCGGGGATGAAACAGTCCTTGCCATCTGCGACGGAAACGAAGCTTGGATTGAATACGCGGAACGACAGCGGGACACGGTGCAGAGTGTCCGCAAGTGCATTGCCACCCTCAAGGGGCTGGGCATTGCGGATTGTGATTTGTGGGTGGACGCTCCGGGCATGGGCCTGGCTGTCATCAGCGATTTTAATGAATCAGGTTGGTATCCGAATGAGTTCTTTGGGAACAACCCTCCGGAAGACCGCGACCGCTACATCAATCTCTCGGCGGAATGCTGGAATGACGCCGGACTGGAACTCATGACCGGGCGAGTGCATATCAGGTCCAGGCGGCCGGACAAGACGCTTTTCGTGCAGTTGACTACCCGGAAGAAAGAATATGCGGACGATTCCAGGCTCAGGAACGAGAAGAAGGAGAAAATGAAGGCTCGCAACCTGTCTTCTCCTGATCGCGCGGACGCCTTGCTGGGGGCTATATGGGCTTCCTTTCGTGGAGTTTCCGGAGTTTGGACAGGAGAGGGCAACAGGCCCATTGTGGGCAAGAGTCAGCACGCCGTCAAACATACGGGGAAATTTTATCCCATTTAGGACTGTTCGTAGCCCATTTTGACATTGTTGTACCCTCCCTCGCGTTGGGGCGATAATGCGTGCATGAGGCAAGCCGCCAACTACAACGTACACGCCACGGAATCCCTGCCGCAGTCTCTTGCGCTGCATTTTATTTCTCCATCCGGTGAGGATATGGACATCAGCGGCATGACGCTCCGCGGCGCGGTGGTACAGGATGGAGTGATCATGCTGGACTGTGCCGTTACGGGGGCGAGTACGGCATTGGTGACATGGCCGAGGCTGGCCGCCGGATGCGGCGCTTATGATATTTTTCTGACCGACGCATCGGGCAAAGAATACCCCTTGTTGAAGGGAGCCGTGCATGTAGTGTCCCGCGTTACGCCTCCGGATGGAACGAATGAGGCCGCGGCCGTGGCCGGCGCTCTTGATGTCTCCATCCCCGAAACGGAAGACGGATCCGTGACCATTTTGGAAAACCCGTCCATTGTGGTCGAGGAACTTGTACGACAGGCCGAAGCGGCCCGGGATGAAGCAGAGCAGCTTGTGGAAACGCTGGAAGAACAGGTGGAAAGCGGGGAATTGGTCAATGAGGCTGTAGCAAATAAATTGCCGGCCGCGCTCAAGGATGCGGGCGTGGAATTGGAAGCGGTGACCGGGCAATCCACCTTGTCCAGCGGGGACGCCGCCGACACTTGGACCATCGTGGGAGGCTACGCGATGACCTGGGGAGACGAGATTCTGGCCGGGCATCTGTCCGACAGCTGCCGCCTGACGAGTATTTCAACCGTGTATTTTTTTGACGATCCCGCCCTGAATCAGTATTGCCTGCGGATTTGGCGGCTGACGGACGGCGCTTACAGCCTGATCGGCACCTCCGCCTATGTGTCCAACCTGTCCAGCGGCCAGACGGCTACGTGGGTATTCACGCCGGGCATTCCCCTGACGCGCGGGGATGTCATTATCATCCAAGTATGCGAAGGGACCGAGATGACGCCCTACGCGCTGGGCATGCACGCCGTGCTTACTCCGTCCGTCCCTGGGCGCGGCCTGGTGACGGAGGTGACCAACCCGCCCACCGTGAACGGCACGATGGCCCCGCTGATGACCGTAGTAGTGGACTATGACGACGGCATCACCCTGGGAGGGATGGAACTGGCTACCGCGCGGCAACTGGACAGCCTGGGGAGGGATGTACGTCAATCTTCTGCGACCGCCGAGGCTGCGGCGCGGACGGCTGGCCAGTCCGCCACCACCGCGTCCACAGCTGCTGATAACGCTGCGACATCTGCCACCGCCGCGGCCAATTCAGCTACGGCGGCCCAGCAGGCTTTGGCGGCTATTCCGCAGGTGGACGCTTCCGGCAACATGACGCTGGCCGGAGGTCTGACGGCGGCGGGGGCTATTAACGCCAACGGAGGCATCAACATCCCGCTTGCCGTGGGAGCGGCGACCGATACGGGGGCGGTCAACCGCCTGCATGCCGCAGGCATGGCCGGTGTGACGGACATTTTTTCCCAGCACGCCTACCTCAACACGGGCAGCATTACGGCGACAGGGACGGCGGCAACTACCGTTCTCATTCCCGGCCAGTATGCGCAGGTTAGAGTGCCTGCCGGGACTCACAGCACGATTGTCTTTCCCTTCACAGGGCCTAACGGTCAACATAATTATTCCAACTTTGCGGGATTCTCCATTCCGTGGCGCATACCCGGCGCAGGCAAAATTACCATAGGCATCGGACGAGGCAGCAAAACGACAAGATCTGATTTAACCCAGGGATCGTACAGTATTATCCCTGGCAATAATCTGGCCCACAACAGCGGCGAAATTCTGGACATCACATTTGATAATGTACGGGATGCGACCCGCGGGGGCTACGTGGTCAAGGTGCGTGAGATTTACGCTCTTTCAAAGGCGGAAGGGTGGAGGGTGAAAACTACTACAAGTTTTGTGCCCGCGACGCATAACGAGCCTATACCTTCAATCGTTAATAAAATTATCTATCATCAACGAACCCAGTACAAATTCGAGAGCGAATATATTTCGTACGGCAGCCTCTATTTGCTGACGGGCGGAGGGCAGACGGTGCAGTTGCATAAAATCGCGGCGGTGCGCGGCGTTAATGCCTTTGAAACGGGCTTGGGGATTAGTTCGATAGTTACTGATTTGCCGGGGACCGCGAGCGGGGATGTGTACATGCAGGTGGGGTCTGCGGTGCGCACCCTCTACCAGCCCGGCAACATCAATCCCGTTTATTACGCGCTGGAAGCATTGGCAAGAAACGATATTGAATCCGAAGAAACGGCGGATTTTGTGGACATTAACATACCTCTCTAATGATGAACGACGCAGAAATACAAATTCAGTTTCCGAAGCCTGGAACATGGCAGGAATTCACTCTGACAGCTGTCTATCAGGACGCGGAAGGGTACACCCGCATAGACCGCTATACGCAGGACGAAATTCCAGCGGATCAGGCCCTGGCCATGCAGGCGGTAGTGTCCGCTCTGGTTGAACTGGCGGAACCGTGGCAGGCGGTGCAGGTGTGGGCGCGGTTAGGTATTACTATGACGTATGATGTAGCGAATGATCGTAGCGAATACGTTTTTGCCGTGGAACTGACCGTTGAGGCCGTCAATCCGCAGGGCGGGCGCAGGGTGTTCACTTCCCGTGATTACCCGGAGTTCGTCATTACCGATCCCGCCGCCGTGGAGTTTTTCAAGCATTTCACTACTAAATAATATGAGCACGAATAAAGAAAAAGTGAGTTGGCTGACTGGTCTCCTGACCGGTTGGGGTATCAAAGAGAGTTGGGCAAAAGTCATCGCCGGAGCTGTGATTGGGGCCCTGGTTGCTGCGGGGCTTCTGACGCAACCCGGCTGCGGTCATTCCGTGGACGTGACGCCGAGCCGCGCCGAGGTATGCAAAGACGGCTCCTGCCTCGTCATTGAGCAGGGACATATCTCCTATTCCCAGGCCCAGCCTGTTACAGACGTTCCTCCCGTTGTTCAGATCGTACCTTCCAAGAAATAA